TTTCTTTCGTTTTGTGGCCGGTTAAGGGCTTTTACTCGCTGTCATCGTCGTCCGGGTCTTCGCCATCTCCGTTGATCACACCACCGTTGAGGAAGATGGTGACCTGGCGAAGCACGACAGCGATCCGCTCAGCGGTGAGGTTCTGAGCACCGCTGGTCTTGAGTGCTGCCCGCATTCCAACCGCCTCATCAGTCCCGCTCCGAAGACGGCCGATAATGTCGAGCCACTTAGTCATCGCCGCCTCCTTACCGTCCGGGTCAGCGGCGGTAAGCCAGTCCTGGAAGAAGAAGGCTGTGATGTAGCCGATCTTCGCGTAGGATCCTGCGATCTTGGCGGCTACCGGCCACGCAGCGTTCGCACGTTCGAGAAGAGTGGCGTAGGCATCGATGCCAGTAATCACCCGGCCCTCGTCGACAGGGTCTTCGAGGAAGGGTGACACGCGAATCCACGAGTTTGTCATCATCCCAGCATCGTTGCGGGAGAGAGCAAGCACGAGTCCAGTCCAGTTGGCGAGCATAGTACGCTTGTTCATGTCGAAGCCACCAAGTGCGGTAGCCAGACGCTCGTGACGCACTAGCCTGCAGGTTGCGGAGACTAGGGGTGCATTGCGGTAGGCCCAGCAGAAGTCTGAGGCTTTGAGTGCGACGCCAGCGTTCAGGCGGACAAAGACGTCGGCGAGCTGCTGGTGGCTGGCGTTGGTGGTTATGGTGACCGGGATGGTCCGCTCCATGAACTTTGCCTGGTCGTCGACACAGAGGTCGCGGAAGTAGACACCCTCCTTCCACGCGAACTCATTGTTGAAGAACATGCGGAGCGTCTCCATGCGGTGCCGACCGTCGTAGATCGGATACCGCTCACGTCCGTCAACAAGCTCGGAGTTAACGATGCAGGAGGGGATAGGATAGTTGTGCATGACAGAGTCGATGAGGGTTCGCTTCTTGGAAAGCCCGGCATTGCCCTTCCACGCCCACTCGCGTTGACCGACAGGCAGGTAGAGGATGCTCGTGGCATTGTCTTGAGTATACCGAGTAACAATGTACTCGACGGTCCAGCTGGTGGTGTTGATACGGATGCGGCGTGCGTGATCGATAAGAGACATTGCGAAGTTGATGTTAGAAGAAGATTTGTAGAGGCCCTTACTATCCGTTTTCTCGATATAGAACCGATCCGTTTTTGTCGATTTGTGAAAACGGATTGGTTTGAGATCTAGAAAACGGATAGCCGCGGCACGACTACAATACACCACAACACGACAAACATCATGAGCATCTTTGAGCACGGCAACTACGATCAGGACTATCAAAACTATCTGGACTGGAAGGAGAAGCAGGCGGAGCTTGATAAGGAGTACGACCTGGCGGAGGAGTACGACCGTGACCTCCAGCGGGAGAATGAGGAGGTGGAGACGACAGGCGAGCGGTGCGTGCGTGAGGCACAAGAGGAGGAAGAGGACGTGCGGCAGCTGGCTCAGGTGACGGTGGGCGGAGTGTACCGCTACGAGATGCACTGGCTGCCTGCGACACATGAGATTCAGGTGGAGATGGAAAACTACTTCGACGGGTCGTCGATGTCTTACTGGTACCCTGACACCCAGGGCACGACGGAGGTGCTCTCGAAGCTTCTGTCTGTGCCCGAGGAGAACATCCGCATCACGGGTCTGACCTTCTTCACGAAGGAGGACATGCTGATGGCGTTAGAGTATGAGCAGCGGCAGTTCCCGAACAACACGTGGAAGGACTACGCCGAGGATGGCACGATGATGCAGTTCAATGTGGAGACCGGCTGCCCTAACCGGTGCTACGACGCGTCGTGCAACGGGACGAACTGCGAGGTCTTCACCTCGCTCATAGGCTGGCACGGCGTTGACGGGACGCAGTGCGACTGCTCGGACTGCACGTTTGACCACGGCTTCTGCTCGTGCGGGTGTGCGGGTAACCAACAGGTGCACGCGGAGTGGCTGGAGGAGCGGGAAGCCGAACGTCAGGCGTTGGTTCACGAGACGGTGGAGCCGGAGCCGAAGCCGGAGCCGAAGCCGGAGCCGAAGCAGGAGATCGAGGAGGACGCTGAGTCGGTTGAGTCGGCGGAGGACAAGGAGAACCGACTGTGGTCGGACTTCAAGCTGGCAATGGGGGCTGCGTTTCTGGCACTCTTAATGGGTATGTACATATGCCGGACGCTGGGCTGCTGAGAGAGGAGAGGGGTACGACCGGACGGGAGGGGGTTGAAAGGAACTTTTTAAATGCACGGATGGAAAACGGATTGTATTCTATGAGTAGGGGATAAGAGCAAGCCAAAATGCCCGGTGTATGTATAGCTACCGTGCTCTCCACTGGAGTCCCATGTACAAAGAAACAAAAGAACGGAGAGTACTGCGGAATCCACTCTCGGCCAGCACGTCCCTTGCCGGCTGACGAGGATAGGTGCACGTACCTCATCCACGGAAACTCTGGAATCACTCGGAGGTGTGAGAAGAGGCGAAAGCACGACGACGAGACGCACCGGGAGTGCAGGGTGCATAACAAGGCAAGGGTAGAGAAGGAGGAACGAGCGAAAAAGCGTGAACGGCGTATCCACATCTACATGAACTACTCGATGCACATTTGGATGTTCCGTCGGGAGGTTGCGATGGCGGCTGGGGCTGCTGGTGCTAACAACTGGATGCTGGGACACCTGATCGTGCAGCGTGTCCTACATATTGCGGGGGATCGGCTTGCGACCCTGGAAGATGTATGGCAGGCTATGGACGAGTACCGTGCGGAAAACCCGGCTGCGAACAACAACGTTCCTCGCGAGGCTCAGATCGCACGGGACGAGCAGAACGTCCACACTCGCGAGGTGACGGAGCAGCACAATAAGAACATGGCAGTGCTGCTTTCTACACCAGTTCCAGTTGGGCAACAGACGATGGATCACATCAGGCTGATTTGGACGGCAATGTACAAGAAGACACCTGTGGATGAGAGGGTGTACGCAGATATGCAAAAATGGTACGACACCGAAACGTGTCGCACGGCGGGAGACTGGCTGTACCGCCGAACGCTGGATCACCTGTATGCCCGCATCATCAAAGTAGAGAACATGACGACTCGTCGCGAGCTGTTCAAGCGGCTTCAGCAGGAGTGTGCGGAGTCGTTTCGTATGTGCTGCGACGGGCACCTAAACCGTCTGACGAACGTGATGGTCGGGTTCGACGATGCGTTCCAGCAGGCGGTACCGAAGGGGCTGATTCTACAGGAGAAAATGGCGAAGATCGCACAGATCGAGAACCCGGAAGAGCGGATGGCGACAGCGAAGGCGTTAATGGCAGAGTTGGAGGTTAGTCCTGAGGAAGCTGGGTCGTGGTTAGAGGCTATCGCGGAGTGAAATCATCAATGTAGTATACCGGTTGAGGAAACATATTTTTTCTCAACCAGGACGGAAATTTAGTGAAGACGGCGTATCGGAGTTGGTAGTAGAGTTCTACGGGACCGGAATAACGGGGTTGGGCCGTCTGCCTTTCCAAATAGCCAAACGACGGGGGAGGAAGGGGCAGCATTGCTCTATTGTCCTCCTCCTTGAGTATTTTTTCGTTTTACGTGGACGGCGGAAAGATTAAGGAAGAATAAGATGTCATCACTCTACGATCGCCTCGGCGTTCAGAGGAACGCGGGGGTAGATGATATCAAGAAGGCGTACCGTAATTTGGCGAGGGAGCACCATCCGGACAAGGGAGGTGATCCTGAGAAGTTCAAGGAGATCCAGGAGGCACACGAGGTCCTGTCGGATCCACACCGGAGGGAGATGTACGACGCGACGGGCTCAGTCAATGAGCGACCGCAGGGACCGCAGGGGCCGCCATCGGGGTTCCCGTTCTCTGACATCTTTGCGAACATGTTCGGGGGGATGGGTATGCCGCACCAGCAGAACCAGCGGAGCGGGAAAGGTCCGTCGAACCTAGTCAACATTCCACTGAAATTGGAGAACTTCTACCGGGGCTTTGAGATCACAATGAACTTCAAGCAGGAACGGAAGTGTCGGGACTGTGCGTCGTCGTATTCTACGTGCGGAGTGTGTGGCGGTGCGGGGGTGAGGATGATGGCACAGCGGATGGGGCCGATGATGATGCAGACGCAGGTTCATTGCGGTCCGTGTGGCGGAAAGGGACAGGCGGGGAGTTCAGAGGGGTGTTCGGGGTGTGGAGGAAAGCGAATGATGCAGCGTGAGCGGTCGTTGGCGGTGAATGTGCGTCCAGGGATGCAGGTGGGTGAGCGTATCGTGTTTGAGGGCGAGTGTTCCCTT